AGGTGGAAAACCAGGTTGGGTTCAAGTAGTATCAGGGAAACCTTGTGCTCGTCAACCAGGTCAAAAATCAACACCCAAATGTGTATCTTCTGCAAAGAGAGCATCCATGACTGATGCAGAACGTAAGTCTGCACAGAGAAGGAAAAGAGCTGCTGACCCTAATCAAGCAGAGAAAACAGGTGCTGCAAAACCAACCTATGTCTCAACTGATAAACCAAAAAAGAAAATGAGTGAAGAGATGAAAAGAGATGAGTATGGTGATCCAATTGGTGGTCCTAAAATTTCAAAGAAACAAATGAAAAAAAATCTTATGAAAAACGTACCTGACGAACAGCATACAACTACAACAAGTGAACAGTATATTGATTTACCATTGCATGTTGAGATTCCAAAAAGTGACGGAGACTTCAAATTAGGTCTTATGTTCCGTGAGAGTTTAGACATTGACAAGGGTATGCTCTTTATATTTGAAGAAGTTGGTCAACATTCATTTCATATGAAGAATACTCGTATTCCACTTGATATTGCATTTGTAAAAGAAGACGGAACTATCGAAAGTATTAAAGAACTAACACCATATAGTAATTTACCTGTATATTCAGACGGTGAAGTATTATTTGCAATCGAAGCAAATCGTGGTTGGTTTACTGAAAATAATGTGGGAGTTGGTGATGAGATAGTATTAAGTGAGGTTAAAGATAAGAAAGGAAAGGGTAGTGGCACAAAAGATGCTTGCTATCATAAGGTGAAGTCAAGATACTCTGTGTGGCCAAGTGCATACGCATCAGGTGCATTAGTTAAGTGTCGTAAAGTAGGTGCTGCTAACTGGGGTAATAAATCAGAGTCAGTTGAACTAGGTGAAGGTCAAAAGTGTTGGAAGGGATATGAAAAGAAAGGCACTAAGAAGATGTTTGGTAAGACATATAATAATTGTGTCAAGAAAGAGGAAGTAGAATTAGAGGCATACTCAGCAAACCCTGCACAACAGGCAGCGATTGCTATTGACATGAAGAAGAAAGGAAAGAAACCCAAGGATATACAAGAGAAAGATCTTGCACTTGATATGATCAGGAAGAAGTATAAAGATCAGATCATGAAGAGAGGTCAACCCAAGAAAGTTAAAGGTGCTAAGTCCACTGTAGGTACTGGCAAGTATAAGAAGATGGCAGATCAAAAGAAACAAACTGCTGCTGATGCTAAGAAACGAGGGTTTAAATCTACTCAGGACTATGTAAATACCATGGCAAGATATGGTGGAAAAGACAACTATGATAAGGGTAAAGGACTAGGTACATAAGTCGTATATATATTCTATAACCCTACGAGATTTAATCATGATTGGAAAGTTTTTAATGCCACTGGCATACAAAGTAATCGATTCTGCTGTCAAGAAAATTCCTGACGATGCAGAACTTGGAGAAAAACTAATAGAAATTTGCTTACTTATTATTGGTAAGGCAGTTAAACTAACTAAAACTACTGCAGATGATGAACTCTTTAACAAAGTTAAAGAAGCGTTGGCTGCTAAATAGTACATAGAAAAATACCGACGGAGTACAAATGTCAATCTACGGAGTACTTGACGCAAAAGCAATGGGCACTAATGTTGGAGTAACCAACGGTGATGCTACAGTAACTACATCGGGGGACTTTACAGACACATCTGACAATTTTGTCAAGGTCGGAGACGTATTGGAACTCAGTGGTGTTGCATATATTGTCAAGCAAGTAACAAGTGCAACAGCACTAGAACTACACAAAGCATATGCAGGATCAACTGCAACTATTACTGCAGCAAACGCAGTAAGAAGAAACCCTCCAACTGCAGTAGCAGAGTTTGTGATAAAAGGAGGAGATACAAACTCATATGAGTTATTGTTTGTCGATAGCACTGAGGTTGGTATCGCAGCAAACAAAACTCGTGGTATCACTGGTCCTGGTTGGTGGCAGTATCACACATATACTGATGTATCTGGTGCAACTCGTCATAAGGCAGAGTGTCTAGCATTTGTACACGCAGCATCGGGAGTATCTGGTGATGACTCAGACGATACACTTGTAGCAGACGCAGCAAACACTATTACATTGTCTACAAACAACACTGATAAGACAACTTCAAGTGGTGCAGCAACATTCGCAGTGGTAGCATCTGTAACCAACAGTGGTACAGCAACATTCCAATGGCAGAAGAGAGCATCTTCATCTGGAAGATTCTCTAACGTGTCTGGTGCAACTAGCACAAACCTTGCACTCACAGGTCAGACTGCATCGGAAGATGGTAACCAGTACAGAGTTAAAGTTAACTCAGACAATGGTGCACCAGAAGTTATATCCGCAGTAGCAACCTTAACATTCGGCAGTTAATAACTAACTAAATGAAATTTGACGAACTGAATGAGTCTAACTACATTCTGTTCGCCATAAAACATTATGAAAATCCTCATTGTGTTACACGAGAGGATTTTGATGAAGATGTGAAGCGTTTTAAATACTTGAAGCGTCTATTGAAAAGATACTTAAGAGGGGGTCCTTTGAGGATCCCTTTAATCTTAAATCACCTCATCATACTTTATAATGTCTTTGGCGAGGCAGCAACACCTTTATTGTATTTCAAATTTGAAAGAGAATATTGGTCATTGCTTAAGACTCTATTACTTTATTTGAATAAATATCCTATAGGTATGATGCCAGACCTTGACATCGATGCTGACTTACAAGAAGAACTAGACAAAATCTAATGAACGAAGAAATGATGACAGCAGGAACAGGAGGTTTCAGTGGAAGTGCTGATGCTAAAGGTCCTAATGCGGGATTTGATCCTGTCATGAAGTTCAGAAAGAAAGTTCAGAAAAGAAAAAAACTACAAAAAGAATCCAGAGAAAATCCAACAGAACCATCCAAACTATACCAATACAAAGTAAACATTCCTACAGTAGGAGAAACTATCATCTATGCTAATAGTCCTGCTGAACTAAAAATGAAACTTCGCATGTCTATTATGCCGAAGTATAGAGGTGATATAAGCATAGAAAGAATACTTCCCGCTAATGCAGGTAAGTTCTTCATGGATAAGAGGATGAAACATATGAGAAATGTACAGGAAGAAGCAGGTGGCGATACACAGATGAAGCAGAAGCAAGCAATGATGAAGATCGCTATCGAGAAGAAGAAAGTACAGATGAAAAAACAGGAGTTAGCAAAACAACTTCAAATGAAAACTCAACAACTGAAGAAACAAGCAAGGGCAGGAGCAGAACAAGACGCAACAAGGTAATGTCTGACATTAATACCGCTATAATAGAAAGACTAGAAAAAGTCGTTCAATCTCTACAGGATAATTCTGTAAAGATGGGTCAACTTTTGGCGGTTCATAATGAAAAGTTAGACAAACAAGATAGGATTGACGCAGTGCTATTTGAAAAGATAGACAGTCTTCATAAAGATTTAACTAGAGAAACAGATTCAATAAAGAAAGGATGTGAACGTGATATTCGTAAGGTGGATGACAGATTAAGATTGATGGAGAAGAAGATGTGGACTATAGCAGGTGGACTCGTAGTAATAAGTTTTATCATATCCCTTCCAGGTCAAGTGATTATGAGAAACTTGACAAATGACTCAGGAAATACTACAATAGAAAGGTTAGTTAAGTAACTACTCTTAGTGATTGACATACTGTATACTAATCTAGTATCAGCAAGACTGGACAAATTTAAAAAGATCAAAGAGGGAACCTATAATTTTAGGTGCCCTTATTGTGGTGACTCACAAAAATACTTAAACAAAGCAAGAGGTTATCTCTTTCAGAAAAACTCAGGACTTATCTACAAGTGCCACAACTGTGGTGTAGGTAGGTCTTTTGGCAATTTTTTGAAGGATCAAGCAAGTGATCTCTATGATGAATATGTCATGGAGAGATACAAAGCAGGACTTACTGGCAAGGGTAGGAATGTGGCAAACCCAACCTTTGATTTTGAAAAAACAACATTCAAAAAGAAGGGAGATCTAGACAATATCCAATCACTAAATATATCGCACCCTGCAAAAAAATATATCATCGATAGAAAGATTCCAGAGAAATATTTCTCTGATCTATACTACGCTGAGAACTTTTGCACATGGGTAAATACACAAAAACCAACATTTAAAAATGTCAATAAAGATCACCCCAGAGTTATTATTCCATTCATTGATGAAAACGGAGAATGGTTTGGTTTCCAAGGGAGGTCACTTAATGTAAAGGATAAACTTCGTTACATTACTATAATGCTTGACGACTCTAGAACAAAAGTCTTTGGATTAGATAGAGTTGATTTCAAGAAAACTGTTTACATTACGGAAGGACCGTTTGATAGTCTCTTTATTGACAATGCAATCGCTATGGCAGGTGCAGATATAGATTGGAAGTTGATAGACAATAAAGATGCTGTCTTCGTTTTCGATAATGAAAGACGAAACCCAGAGATAATCAAACGTATGGCACAAGTCATTGACAAAGGTTACGAAGTTGTCATCTGGCCAACACATTTGATTGAAAAAGATCTTAATGATATGACAATCTCTGGACATAATGTACAATCTCTGGTAGAATTTAACACCTACGACGGATTAGAAGCACACGTTAAACTTAGCGAATGGAAAAAGGTATGACACCAGTAGCAGAAGCAACTAAAATCAATGTTGTCAAGAGAGATGGAGAATCAGAACCTCTTGATATTAATAAAATACACAAGATGGTAGAACTTGCATGTGAAGGACTTGCAGGTGTATCAGAATCACACATAGAAGTGAATGCAAACTTACAGTTCTTTGATGGCATCAAGAGTTCAGACATCCAAGAGATTCTTATCAGATCAGCAAATGATTTGATTGATCTTGAGTCACCAAACTATCAGTATGTTGCTGCTAGACTTCTTTTATTTTCCTTAAGAAAATCTGTTTATGGTGGTCACCCAGACAATCATCCTACACTATTGACCCATGTCAAAAAGTGTGCTGAGGGAGGGGTATATGACCCTACAATCATCGGTAAGTTTACTGATGAAGAATGGGGTATAATAGATGGTTATATAGATCATGATAGAGACTATTTGTTTACCTATGCAGGTATAAGACAAGTAGCAGATAAATATCTTGTACAATGTAGGACTACTGGTGCAACATATGAAACACCTCAGTTCATGTATATGATGGTTGCTCTTACATTATTTCAAGATGATGATAAATTTTACAGGTTAGAGTATGTCAAAAAATACTACGACGCAATCTCAAAACACAAACTCAATATACCGACACCTATTATGGGAGGTGTTAGAACACCCATTAGACAGTTTGCAAGCTGTGTTCTTGTTGATGTTGATGACACCCTCGATAGCATTTTTAGCAGTGACATGGCTATCGGCAAGTATGTTGCACAAAGGGCGGGAATCGGTATCAACGCGGGTCGCATCAGGGGTATCAACAGCAAAATCCGTAGCGGAGAAGTACAACACACAGGCGTTGTACCTTTCCTCAAAAAGTTTGAAAGTACTGTCAGATGCTGCACTCAGAATGGCATTAGAGGTGGATCAGCGACTGTCCACTTCCCCATCTGGCACCAAGAAATCCAAGACATAATTGTATTAAAGAACAATAAAGGAACCGAAGATAATCGTGTTCGTAAATTAGACTATAGTATTCAACTAAGTAAATTATTCTATGAAAGGTTTATTGAGAACGGGGAGATTACGCTTTTTTCTCCTCATGATGTGCCAGGGTTATATGATAGTTTTGGTACTGAATCTTTTGATGAACTATACATAAAGTATGAAAATGATGACACAATACCAAAGAAATCATTAAATGCTCAAGAACTTATACTTGACCTGTTGAAAGAAAGAGCAGAAACTGGTAGAATGTATTTAATGAACATTGACCATTGTAATTCTCATTCATCTTTTACAGACAAAGTTGAAATGAGTAACTTGTGTCAAGAGATTACATTACCAACTAAACCTATACAACATATTGACGATGAAACTGGAGAAATTGCTCTCTGCATCCTTAGTGCTATTAATATTGGCAAAATTAGGGACATTTCGGATTTTGAAGTTCTTTGCGATCTTAGTGTTCGGTCTCTTGATGAGCTTATTGATTTCCAA